GCCCCCCCCCCCCCCCCCCCCCCCCCCCCCCCCCCCCCCCCCCCCCCCCGGCCGCCCGGCGCCCCCCCCGGGGCGCCGATCTTCGACACCATGGTCGCGGCGAAGATCATCAACAACGGCAGCGGGGCGCCCAACGACCTCGGTGAGATCGTCAAGCGCAATCTGAAGTGGGTCATGCCCAAGGAGCTTCAGAAGTCCGATTGGTCAGCGAGCGTGCTCACCACCGAGCAGTTCGTGTACTCGGCGCGGGATGCCATCTGCTTGCCTCACTTGGCGCCGGTGCTTCAGACGAAGCTGACGAACGACATCGTCCGGGGGGACTACACCTTGTGGGACCTGTTCCAGCTGGAGATGCGTGTGCTGCGGCCGATCGCGCTGATGCAGTGGCACGGGTTCGGGTTCGATCAGCCGGGGGCTGAGGAGCTGCGCGTCTCGCTCACCGCGGAGGCCGAGGCGCTGAAGACCTTGTTCCTCGAGCACCTGGACCAAGAGATCCGGAAGAACGCGCCGGATGATCCGAACTCGTGGCTGCCGCGGGACCCGGACGGCAGCATCAATACCAGGGAGAAGGACAGCGGCTATAAGCGACTCGGCACAAAACTTTACAAGGGCTTCAATCCGAGGTCGGCCCAGCAAATGGCGCTGGGATTTAAGAAGGCGGGGATCTTGTTGCCCGTTGACGAGAAGGGTGCCCCGAGCTTGGACCAGAACCTGTTGGCGTTCCTGCGTAATGACTACCAACTGATTGATCAGTATCTGACGTGGAAAACAGCGGTTACCAAGGTCTCGAATATCGAGAAATTGCTTGAGTCTATTGGGCCGGATGGGCGAATCCACTGCAACTACAGGCAGATGGGCACCGAAACGGGACGTCTGAGTGCAGCTTCGCCGAATCTTCAACAAGTCAATCGTGGAGAGGATTTCCGGAGCAAGTTCGTTGCACTTTCGGGGTATCTGCTGATCGTTGCTGACTTCTCCCAGGTGGAGCTTCGTGTGGCGGCTGAGCTCTCGGGGGAGCAGCGGATGATCGACGCGTACTTGGCTGGGCGTGACTTGCACACCGAGACCGCTTCCCTGATCGCAAAGGTGAGTCTTGATGAGGTTACTAAGTCACAACGCACCAGTGCAAAAATGGCAAACTTTGGTTTGCTTTTTGGGGCGGGTCCAGCAACGCTGCAAAAGCAAGCTGTTGCTCAGTACGGCATTGATATGAACATGGATGAAGCCAAAGAGATTGTCGAAGGCTTTCGTGAGGCTTATCCCACTCTCTATAAGTGGCAGCAGGATCAAGGGACGCGGACGACGCCTGCAGTGCACACCGCTCTCGGGCGGAGGCGCATGCTGGTGGGGTTTAACGATAAGTACACCACGCGTATCAATACGCAAGTTCAGGGTACGGCTGGTGATATTGCTAAAATCGCTATCTCCAAACTGTGGGATTCGCTTGTAAAAGCACCTGCAGATGAAGCGCGCCTCATCGCTATGGTTCACGATGAAATCGTGCTCGAGGTCAAAGAAGGGCGCAAGGAGCACTGGGCGGCGCTTCTGAAGGCTTCGATGGAGTCAGCAGGCGCGGAGATCTGTAAGAAGGTGCCGATTTTGGCTGAGGTGTCATGGGGGCCGACCTGGGCTGATGCGAAATGACTGACAGAGGTTTCCCTTTGCCTCTATCTGTCCTAATCTGGGCGTTGTTTCCCCGCTTACCGATGCTGGTTGGCAAAGAGCTTCTCGATCTGGTCAAAGATCGGGAGAACATGACTCAGACAGAGCTCGCTCGTGAAGCTGGCTACGTGCGTCAGACCAAGACTGGCAAGGAGCAAATCCTGGTCAAGAACTTCTACAACGCGCTGCTCAAGGCAAAAGGTGTCGCGATTGCTGTGGGCAAAGCTCCCGGCAAGATTGCGGCTTACCAGACCACGGTCCACCGCAGCGGCGTGATCCTGCTGGGTAAGACCTACTCGGCCAAGTTCAACCTGCAACCGGGTGACGAGCTCGACATCGTCATCGACGACGACGCCATCCGCCTGGTGCCCAAGCCGGTTCAGGCCACTGCGCCCTCGGCAGCCAAGGTCTGAGCTGAGTGACCGAGCTGGAGGCCCGAGCACGGTACTTGCAGAGGTTGATCAAGATCGCGGAACGGCTCCCCAACGGGTTGCTGCACCGACTGGTTGATGATGCCGCGTTCTTCCACGACTGGAACCTCCGCAAGCGCCGCGCTCGGGCTTCTGCGCGTCTGGCGCAGCACCGGGCGTGGGAGGGCAAGGCGGAGGAGCGCTACTGGCGGAGCGTGCGGCGGTGAGCTCGGGTGCTGTCATGCGAACGACGACATCTCCGAACTCGTCAGTGCTGGCCTCGTCGAGGACAGTGAGCAGCAAGTTCCACCAGACGAAGGTGTTGTCCGGCATGTCTTGCCAGTTCGGCAGCCACTCGGTGTGGAGCCTGTAGACCCAGTCCGCCAACGCTTGCTCGTTGTTCTTCACTTGCCCCACCTGTTCAGGAACTGGTCAACCGCTTTCACGCGGTGGAAGCGATACCGAGGGCGCTGTGCGGTGCCGATGTTGCGCAGGGCGTCGCTGCGGATCACGCCTTTCGACATTTGGTACGTCAGGGCCTTCGTGTCGCGCAGTCCAACAAGGCGGCAGAACTCCTTGGAGTCCACCCAGTCGTTCTCGGGGGTGGCGACTGTGGCGCGGATCAGCTTGTCCAGCGCGCGCTCGATGTCGTCCAGGCGATTGAGGATCTCCTCCATCTAGGTCTAACCAGATCTGAACAGACCCTAGCGCAACCTCAGAGGGTTAGGCCGTGCATGGCTTTCTGGATCCGGTCGGCCTCGATCCACCGCTGATAGGTGGACTGGTGCACGACCAGGCTGTGGCCCATCAGCCGGGCGGCCAGGTCCGCGGCTACGCCCTTGCTCATCAGGCGCAACGCGTAGGCATGCCGCAAGTTGTACGGCTTGATCGTGACCTGATCTCGGGCGAGGGCGTCGGAGAACGCCTTGCTGAGGCCCTGGGCTGATTGCGTCGGGCGGCGAAGGCCGCGCAGGCCGAACTGCCGCACCCATGCGCTTGGGCATGCGGTCACGCGCCGACTGCCGGTCTTGGTGGCGTCGGCCACCTCGATCCAGTCGTCCTCGAGCCAGATCAGCCCGGCGCATTCGTGTGGGCGGAGGCCGTAGGTGGCGCACATGCCGAAGGTCCAGCGCCAGTGCGGTAGGCGGATCTTGCCGATGGCAGCCTCGATGGCCTTGTCGGTGGGGATGTCGCGCTCGGCGAGCTTGTCGACGCCGTAGCCGCGGGAGGCTTCGAGCAGAGCGCCGGTCTCCAGGCCCAGTGTCTTGGCCACCTGGGCCAGCAGGTTGCCCTGGTCGCGGCGGGCGGCGGAGCCCTCGGGCAGCTTGCGGATGCAGCGCAGCAGCACCGCTTCGGTGATTGCCCCCGAGAGCGGCAGCTTGCGGAGCGCCGGGGCCCATTTCTTCGACCAGGCGGCGGCACCGCGCTCGGGGGACTTGCGGTACTTGCTGGCGTGCAGGCGCTGAGCGGCGGCGTGAAAGTCCGACACGGTGATGACGGATGCGTCAGGAGCTTCCCATGCAGCCCACGTAAAGGTGCCGGTGCGCAACTGATGACCCAGCTCGATGGCTTTGCGTTCGGCTGCGGGGAGGGCGGAGAACTCGGCGGGCAGTCCTAGGGCTATGCGCTGCTGGCGTCGCTGCGACGGATCGTCACGCGTTGGCAGGGTGGCCCTGAGGTGCAGGGAGGCCCCGCGCAGCTCGACAACGCACTTCTGATGCCCGGCCTTCAGGCGGGCGTTCAGCTCTTGTAGGGCAGCGTCGAGGGCCAAGGTCTGGACTAAAACCTGGACTACTTTCTGCGTCAGCCTAGGTCTGTTTTGGTCAAGCCGGGCTGAATTAAGCGAGCCACCATGGGCCGAAAAGCGTTGCGCTGCAAAGAATCCGAGTGCTGGCCTGGAATCTTTCTTCTGGTGGCGTAGATGGAGTAGGCACTACCCCAAAGTGGTGCGCTACCAAGCTGCGCTACGCCCCGGACTGGGATCTCGGGGGGTGGTCTCCTGGGGTTGGCCTAAAAATGGCCTAGTAGGAGGCCCCCGTCGATGGCGGTATTTAAGCAGACGGCCTGCTAGGCCAACGTCGCTTGTCGGCTTCGTTGGCGGAACGACTGTCGTACCGCAGGTTGCGTCGACTGTTGTCGGCAGTCCCGGCGGGGCCGTGGCAGACATCGAGACCTGTCGGCCGTGGTCCGATCCAGGCTTCGGCTACCAGGGTGTGGACTAGCCGAGTTCTCACGCCACCAAGGGTGTTGCGCAAGTTCACCTTGAGGTATCCGTCGCGGTCGGGGGTGCCTTTCAGCAATTGGCCTCGGCATCGATTAAGGCGGCCGGTCCCGTCTCGGTTCACCGCCGGGATGTAACGAGGAAGACTGCGCACGCGCCCGAGATCGCTGACCTCATACAGATGCTCCCAGCCCACGACGGGTCGCCACTGTTCAACAGTCACGCGTGACCCACGACATGAACAGCATCTAACCTTAACTCATACCGGTCAGGTTGCTAAATGGCCCGAGCCAAGTCGAAGACCTACCCCAACAACTGGGTCGGGGTGCAGGGGGCGGCCAAGGACGCCGGGGCGAAGTTCCCCGAGCTCGTGGCGGCTCAGTGGGCACTGGAGAGCGGCTTCGGCCAGCACACCAGCGGCCAGTACAACTACTTCGGCCTGAAGGGCAGTGGCACGACCTGCCGGACGACCGAGTACATCAACGGGGCGCGGGTGCACACCGAGGCGGAGTTCATGGACTTCGCCGACCTCGGGGAGTGCGTGCGTTACCTCGTGACCCGCTGGTACAAGGACTGGGACCAGTACGAGGGCGTCAACCGGGCGGCGACGCGGGAGGCGGGCGCCAAGGAGCTCGTCAAGCAGGGCTACGCCACCGACCCGCGCTACGCCGAGAAGCTGATCAAGCTCATGAACGAGCATCTCCCCGCGGCGGTGGATGCGGCGCCGGAGGTGGTCAAGGCCAAGCCGAAGGCGCTGCTCTTCGAGCTCGAGGCGACGCAGGATACGTGGCTGAAGAAGAAGGCGAAGCCGGCCGCCGAGCTCGGGGATAAGGAGAAGGTGGCGGTCGTCAAGGGGAAGACCTACGGGGTATGCGCCTATAACGAAAGCGTTCAAGACGCACACGCCAGGGTCGAGCTGGCCGCGGGCGCCGGTACGTGGTTTGTCTTCGAGCCGCACTGGCGGAAGGTGCAGGGCGGTGGAGAAGCAGTGCCGAGCTCGGTGGATTGGGAGGACTTTGATTGCCTGGTGACGCCGCACCTGACGGTGGGCGAGGTGCTGCAGTGGGATCGGCGGCGGATCCCGGCAGCTGGCACTTCCCCGAGGACGTGGTTGGTCCAGACCGCGATGGAGTTTGAGAAGGTGCGGGTTGCCTGGGGTGGCCCGCTGGGTGTGACGAGCTTCTACAGGCCGGAGCCGATCAATGCCCAGGTGGGTGGGGTGCCGGGCTCGAAGCACACCACCGGTGCGGCGTTCGATGTGTACCCCGTGGGGCGCAGCCTCGAGAGCTTCTATCAGTGGATCCGGGTGCGGTGGACCGGAGGGCTGGGGGATGGCCGCCCTCGGGGGTTCGTGCACCTGGACACCAGAGGTGGGGGTGGCTTTGTGCCAGGTGCTGGAGTGCGGCCCGCCGCGGAGTGGGTGTACTAGGTAGCGGAAAGTACTGACTTATGCAAGCGTGTATATGCTGTTAAAGGGTGTGTCCTCTAGCGGAAGTATGTCTGCGGTGGGTGCGAGATTTGTTTCAGAATCGGCGTCAATAAGGCTAATGTAAATATCTCTAAACAAAGTCTCGTCTAGGAGTAGTACTTCTGCTGTGGTTGGTGTGGGATCTGTGATTGCCGCACCACCATCGATCAAGCTGGGCTTTCCTCGGGATTGGCGCCACTGTTCATCTCTGATCCATTTGCCTGGGATCAGTGCGGAACGGTGTGAAGGTAGCGCCAGGGTCACAGACCAGCCTCCAGGGTCACTATCCGCAGGCTGTAAGCGGTGCCGCTATCTGGGGTGTAGGCACCTCGGGTCTCGAGTTCCGCGTAGAGCGCATTGCTGTCCGTTGCCATCTTGATCGCTGTTCCACAGAAGTCGGCTTGTGTGAACAGTGTGCTTCCGAGGTCCTGCGGTGTGGGTAGATCCACGTAGCCGGTGTAGGAGGCGCGATCGGGGCTTGTCAGGTCGAAGGAGGCGTTGTCCAGGATCGCCGTAGGATTCGCTGTGTAGAAATGCAAACGGAAGCCTGCCATTCCGCTTGGGACGCTGTTGTGGGCGATCAGCAGTTGAACAGACTGCACCAACACGATGCCACCGGTTGGACCCATGTAGGGCAGGGTAATTACTGCACTGCCGGCGTTGGCGGATGTGGTCGTATCGGCTGCGCCGATCACATCACCTGCGGTGTAAGCCGTACTGTTGCTTGGGCGGGTAACAGTGATCGCAGAGCGATAAGCACTGCCGTGTACAGCGAATTCGTCGTAACGATCATCCCGGATTATTTGTTGAGGCATTGATCGTTACGCGGATGTGTGTGACCCCTGAGGCAGTTTACCGAGCTCGGGTCAACGCAGACTTCGAGCTGCGGCGCGGATTGGGTCGTACAGACCGATAATCGCGGCCACCTGATTGGCGGTGGCCCGTTTGCCTGAGACATCAGCGATTGCGCTGGCAACGGTGCCGGCGACCTTGGCCGGAGAGGCGTTGTTGTACAGCATCAGCGGCACCTCGGCGTCCAGCCGCTTGTAGATCTCGGGCAGACCGCGGCGCAGGCCCTCGTCGAGGGCGGCCTTGAGCAGGGCTTTGGCCAGGGCGATGAGGAAGGATTTCATGAGTCTTCGGAAGAGGTAGGGCGTTGACGTCCTCGGGGGGCGGGGCGCTGGCTGGGTGAGTCTGTGATGTAGGCCCACAGCGTCGAGGTGGCGCCGGCGGCGACGGTGAATGCCTGAGTCCACTGATTGCCGCACTGACCAGGGCGACGAAGCTCGCAACTGACGACGTTGGCACTGGCCATCAGCAGCATGTAGGCGTAGCAACCAACTATGAGCCGGAGAATGAGAGCAACGATGCCGCGGTCGGTCACGGCCTCATCCTCGGTGGAAGCTGTTGTTGTGGGTAGTTGAGCGGCGCTGGTTGCGCCCGGTAGGCAAAGGCTCCTTTGATTTCGGACCAGATGACGGGGCTGAGCATGGCGGCGACTATGGCCAAGATGACGACTTGCGCCATGCGGGTTTCGAGCTTGCCTACGCGCGAACCAAGGCTGCTGCGTTCTCGGCCATCGGCAATCGCAGCATCTAGCAGGGTTTTTAGTTGCCCCTCGAGCACGCCTATCGCTCTGAGGATCTCACCGTGACTGGGCTCGTTCATGGGGCAGAGAGCTTAGACGGGGGGCCTTTTGCGACTCAGAACGGGCGGATTGAGGCGCGTTCGGTGAGAGTCACAGGCCACACGGCAGTTTAGCGACGGGCTCGGGCGAGTACACCGCTTTGGATTACCCGTTGCCCTGGCCTTCCAGTGTAATGCCCCATTTTGTGGCAAGCCATGCCTGTACGGCGTCGCGGTCGGTGGGGCTCAGGACGGAGGAAAAACAGACCACTTCACCGATCAGACCAAACCATCCTCGCCATGAGTTATTCCGATCCATGCCAATTTGAAAGCCTGAGGTTAGCTCTACGGCTGCATCGTCACTTCTGTTAACGCGAAGCAGTGATGCGGAGTTAATTGTAGGTAAAACGCTATTGTGTCCGTTAGCAGTGCTACCATTTAAGAAAGCCCTATTCCAAGTAGTAGTGACTCCAAGGGCATAAAAGCCCGTAGAGCCTGCGCTTCCGGTCAGATTAACAGGATCCGCTGTCCCACCCGCTAATCCGTTATAGGTAGTGAACAATTCACCAAATGCAGCATCAAGCACGAAATACATTTCAGCCACGTTTGTAAACGTGGTATCAGTGTTTCTGAGGCGGTTACTATGCTCTGAGCTGCCCCAGTCTACACATTGCAAGCCATTTATACCAGATACATACTGTGGGCCTGCTGGCGAAGCTGGTTCTGTTGTTTTTGTAAGAGTCCAGCCTCGGCTGCCTTTATCAGTGACCTGAGCAATTTCGCCGCTTTCTAACACCCCTACAGTCGATTCATCGGCAAAGTCGTACCAGAGAACGGGGGACAGTGCGGGGATGGGATTTGGCGCGGCGGGTGGAGTCGGGAAAGGAGCGGTCGGTGGGGTGAAGTTGGAGGTATAGCGGGCGACGCCTTTTGTTACTCTAAATTCGTCTAAATTGCCAACCATGGGATAGCTACTGGTGAAAGAGTAACCAATGTTTAGTATGTTATCGACAAGATTTGTCGTCTCGGTTACGGTAGATCCAAACTGAACGCCGTCAATAAAGCCACGCAAGGAGCCACTTGATCTTGTTATGGCGACGTGGTGCCAGGTGTTTAGGCTTAAGGTTCCACCTGAGATAGCGCTAGGGTCTCCTCCAAGCAACCCGACACCTAGAGTCGATCCGTCCATTGAAGCGAAAAGTCCAGACTGTGTGGCGCCAAACGTAAAAATACCTTGATCGTTATTGTTTGAAGTTCGATAAACAAAAAATTCGACGGTAAAATCGCCAGTCCCCAGTGCTAGAGCAGGCGATGCCTGCGTGGTTATGAAATCATTTAGTCCGTCTAAGAGTAAAGAGCTACCACCAAATTTGCTTCGTGCGGTACTGATTTGTGCGTTGTCACTGGCTGTGACAGTCAGCGCATTACTACTGCTATCTGTAAACGTCGTACTTCCATCGCTGCCGTCCATGTGCAGCAGCAAGCTGACATTCTCCCAGTACGGATCACCGCCTGCGCTTGGCCAGATCCCTGCCCGCTGCGCATCGCACTGCTCATCGAGCAGCCAACTGCCGCTGGCGTTGCTTGTAGTAGAGACGCGGCGTGGACCCATGAGGCCGCCGTTGCTTCCGAGACGTGGCATGGTTAGAAGTTGGGGAAGGGGGCGGTCGGTGGGGTGAAGTTGGAGGTATAGCGG